CTCCACCTCCAACAGAATCAATGCTAATATCAATAGAATTAGTAGATGGATTGTCTGAGATATTCCAGGTTGCTGTTGCTGAGTTTTTAAAATTCAAACGAGTCTTTACACCAACGAGAACATTCTCTTTGGCAACTTCAAGAAGTCGTTTAAACTTATCAGCAATGTTTTTGAAAAAGAGTGTTAAATCTTTTTCTCTTACAACTAAATCGGCCATATCCAGGTAGTATCCCAATCATCTTTATCGAGGTCACGAATACTGGGTAAATCTGTCATTAGATAATTACTAGCACTCGATTCGATATGTTGTTCTATACGTTCCATTTGACGCTCAATACCAGGATTAAGAGTTTCTTCCTTACTCAGTGCATTCTGAGCCATTCGAAGTACAATATATTCTTCCCAGTTTAAAGGATAATATACAGAACTCGAACCATTTACTAGAACAGCAGGATATGTAATTCCTAAAACAATAACTGAACCAGATGTAGGATTGGGAAAGAATTTGAACTCTACTTCTCCAGTAGATGGAGTAGCTCTTACATGAAACTGGCGTGGGTCACCAGTGCTAGTTGTTGAAACGAATCTCTTTTGTACAGGGTTGATTCCCTTTAAACGCTTATATGTACCGTCTGACTGGACGAAATAAACGGCAACAATAGCAAGGGGTTCCGATATAGCGTACGTTGTAGCACCAGTCAAATTGATGGTGGTTTCGTACAATCCATATGGAACCCCAAGCTGAGCGACCTTCACAGCAAGTTCGCGGTTAGCAGTGTTAGCCCAATAAATCCACTGTGCGGTACTAACAAAGTTGTCATTCATATCGGCAGCCGCGACAGCCCTAGCAATAAGCTCGGTAACTGTAGTAGCAGCCATAATATCTCCGGGTTAGTTATCTACGCGAGTACCCATTACCTTGTTGGGAACTTCTACTACACAAACAACAACTTCGCATCCAGACGGAACATCCGCAGCAGCCGGAGTACCGTCGTTGAACATAATTTCGAAAGTTTGTGGAGTACCAGCAGAACCAGTAGTCAACGAACCAACTTTATAGTGTCCATGACGAATTGCGTCAGTAGTAGCAGCCTTATTGATAGTTACACGACACTCAAGAATTTCAATAACACTAGGAGAATTTAGAGTAATTGTGTATCTACCAGCACCAGGACGAGTTACAGTTTTTACGAAACCGTCGCCGCTCTGCTTAAGAGTAGCGGCTGTAACCGCTCCTGATGCACCAACAGTAAACTTAAACCAGTGAACAGAAGGAGAGCCGGCCGCTCCGGTCTTAACAACATTCTGTGCTGGAATTCTAGAAGAAGCAGCCATTCTATACTCCTATTAGCTCTGTGAAATCGGGAATACGCCGCAAGTATGAGGCTTATCCATCCGGAAAAGAGCCAGTGAACGGATACGATATTCAAGACCGTCGTCATCCGAGAGACGCAGAGCCTCTAAATCTTCATCAGCAAAGTGGATTAGCGGACCAGTGGTCAGGTATTCCATCTGCGAATGGTTTAACAGGTAACCAGCAGTACTCGGGCAGTACGGGTCAGCCATAACCGGAATAGCTCCTGACGGAGTAATCAGGTTCATGACAGTAGTACCCCACTCAAGTGACTTCTGAGTATCCTGGACGAACATATTCTTGCCTTGCAGCTCGAACTGTAACTGATACCAACGATACGGAGAAAGCCATAGAGCCGAATACTCACCTTCAAAATACGCACCCATGATTGAGACAAGCCGCGAAGCCGAGTCAGCAATTGTACCTTCCCAAGTACCACGGAAACCAGCAAGCATTTCCGGTTCTACCGAACGGTCAACTCCATAGAAAGGAGTAGCCGAAGGAGTGGTCAGAGGAATCCACGCAGGAATTCCCTTAAACTGGTTGGTCTGATTATATGTACCGTTAATGTACACATAGTCAGTAGCAGCCGGGTCAGTTGAGCCTGAAACCAGGGTAATCGACACCTTGGTAGTACCAGTTGAGGTAAAACGCTCAACCTTATCTACCTGCCACACTGAGTTACGCGCACCACCTGATACACGGTTAGCAGCAACAGCGAACTGGATTAACTGACGGCCTGAACCATCGAACTTAATACCATCCTCGTAGTTGGTAAGCGTGAATGAGGTAACAGGAGCAGCACCAGTTACAGCAAGAACCTGAGCAATATCCGCAGCACCATCCGACCAAAGGTTATTACCGAACCGAATCATATTCATGTTATCAACAGTCGCCTGAATTTCCTTCTGCTTTAACCGCATGAAGGCGCCAACATCACGCATTGAGCGCATCGCTGACGGATTGTCGATTGTTACACGACCGTAGAGCTTCGAAGGGCTATCGCAGGGAATAACCCAGTTTTCGAACTTCGTAGCCTTGGCAACGGGATTTGAAGCATCTAGGCCAGGATAGATACCCCACCCAAGACCCCAGTTAATGGGATAAGTTAGAGAAGCACCGTAAAGCTCATCCTTGACAGCAATTTTCCTGCCAAGTGGAGTCTTACGCTTTGACATGTTTGAAAGGTCACGCCCCTTGTAGATGTTCTTATACATCTTCGAAAGAGCAGATTGTACTGATGCAGCAGCCATTATTTATTTCCTTTGTTAGTAGCCCTATAGAGTCTGTCGACCACGGGCCTTTTCTAGTTTCATGTATTCCTTCAACGCTTCTTCGATACCTTGCTCGATTTCTTCGTCAAAGGTCTTCTTCTTAGTCTCTGGAACCTTAACATTTACGTCCTTAACAGGAGCGGGCTTTCTCTCATCCTTACTAGTCTGTTGAGTACTAAAGACTTTCGCAATTCTTGCATAGCGAGACTCTATACGTTTTACAGCCTCTTCTGCGGAAATAGGTTCACCACTTTCACCCTTTGCGAATCTCTCTTGAGCATCCCTTGAAACCTCAGCCATGAGTTCCGAGAGTACCCAATCCGATTCCCCGTTTTTGGCAAGGCGGAAGATTGTGGGAGCAACTTTCTCATCTAGCTTATCGACATACTGTTTAGCGTTCGAAGTATACTGTTCTCTATACGCACGAGCAGCAGCTTCGGTCTTATCTTTTTCAATTTGTGCTTCAAGAGCCTTGATTCTAGCCGTAGTAGCAGAGGTTTTCTCGTATTCGGCAATATCACTCTTGAGTTTTTCCTTGAGTGGTCCTTCCGAAGCACGTTTAAATAGTTCTTTCTTGAAGAAAAGTTCCTTGTCCTTACCAGTTAATTCGAAATACGTATCTTCATCTACTTGTGATAAATCTACACGAGTCTTGAGAAGATTTTCGTATTCTGCTTTGGTCTTATCTACCTCAGCCTTAATCTTGGCTTCCCAATCTACAGTAGGAACAGGAGTAGAGGATTCAGATTTAGTCTCAACTGGCTTTTCCTCTGTCTTAGTCTCCTCGGCTGGTTCATCACCAACAATAGCCTTGTATTCGGCATCAAAAGCTTCCTGCTCTACTACCTTAAGAGCATCTTCAAAAGCAACATTCAGGTCAACATCATCAGCCATTACGTCTCCTTACGGTCCTTGGTTTAGTGGTGCAATTTGCGGCATAGTTGGAGGAGCCATTTCTTGCTCCATCGAGGGTTGAGCAGCTTCGTTTGTATATGCCTTTGCTGACTCAATCCAATTTAACATAGCTAATTTAGCATTTACAAGTTCTTTTTCATTCTGGTCAGAGTAAGTTGCAATCAGAAGATTATACTCTGCTAGAACTTTCTTTACTCCAGAAACTAAATCCATATTTCTGTCAGGAAGAATAAATTCACCTTGTTCTAGTTTCTCAAGATGCGCTGAGATAGCGAGTTCTGAGCTTGCAAGTAATGACAACTGCGAATCCGGGTCGTTCTGAGTTAACTGTTCATGATATTGAGTAGGAGTAATTTCTCCACGTAGGAGTTTACTTTCTAGGTCATCACGAAGCGCAGAAGGAGTCATTGCAAATGAACTTGCAGCTTCTAGTGTCATTGTATACGAATTTTCATCTAAGTCAATATCTTTCCAATCTATTTTTTCAGGAAGATATTTATTCCCAGTTGGAAACCAGACAGTAGTGGATTTTTCACCACTAGCATTGAGAACCCTAATCATTGTTTTCGCTAAGTCAATGAAAAACTTCTCATAACGCTGAATAACGTCTGACATTCTGGAGTCCTGAACTGCGTTGAGTTCACGAATAGCGGCAGAACTGTCTAAACGAGCGCTAGCAGGGAGATTTCCTGAGGATGCCTGCTGGTTAATACCAACCTTCATGAAGGCTCCAGACTTGATTCTATCACGTTCTGCATAGAGTTCCGGGGCAATAGCAGGCCAAGTAACAGCTTCCGGAGGAGCACCAGTGTAGGTAATTACCCTACCAACCCCATTATCCAGATTTTGGGACGCTACTTTAGAACCGTGTGGAACCAGTAGTTTACCAGAACAGAAGAGTTTCTGAGCTTCTTCAATTACTTCATTGATTTCATTCAACCGAATCTGGTCTGGAAGAATTAACTCTACTAGTGATTGAGTATAAAAACCATGAATTGGGCGGTTATAGTGAAAGAATACATAAGGGAGCCAATCATGTGGCCAATCTTCTTCGAAAAGAATTCTTCCATTCGTAGCGATTACGTGTTTGGAGTTCTTCCGATAAACTTCACCAACAATAATGTAACCCTTACCGACTTCCTTATAGTCGATATAATCAATACTGTGAAGAGGAGTTAATTCATCCTCATCAACACCATACATTTCCGCAACTACCTCGATTGGTAGTACTCTCCGACGATAGACAGTTTTGACTTCTCCGGTAGTAACTACTTCATGCTGATTGATAAGAATTTCGTCAGGAAAGATATTTTCAAGACAGGTCTTTACACCTTCCTTGGTTTTCTCAGTATCCACCTTTACACAGCCGAAGCGACAAACTCCAGCGTTGATTGCAACTCCCTTACAGACTTCATAGACATCGTTTCTAACAAATTCTCCCCACAAAAACTTATCCAGCTTCTTAGCCTTACGTCTATCTGAATATGATGCTCCATGACAGATTGGTTTAATCTTGGGACGATTCTTGGAAATCTCCGCTACGTAAGCATCAACTACTTCGACGATTACATTGTCGAGAGTTGAACTAACGGGCTCCAGAGAAGCGCGTACGTAGTATCCAGTACCCCAATCAAACGATGCAAGAAAACGATTCGAGTAGAGTTGGTAATTAAAATAGTTGGAACGATGTACTTCTGCGTACATCATTTCAAGATTCTTCATATCTTCAATGACAGAATTCGCACGACATTCGTCGTCGTATTCATCTTTACCGTCATTTGTCCAGTGTAATTTATACTGGTCCATTACTTGAGTTCCTTAAACTTAACTCGGTCGTATGGATTAGCATTGAAACCCATTTCAGGTTCGTCGGAATTGGGGACTTCCTGTCCTTGCGAGATAGAAACTGTTTCTTGTTCATTAAAAGCTAACTTGAAATCTCCTATCTCAATACCAACAACCCCATTATCCTTGAGAATTTCCAGAAACTCATTAAACTCTTCTAAAGTTCGGACTGTGAATTGAATCATTTTTCTTTAATTCCTTAAATTTATCAGATAGATAGTTAGTAGGACTAGACGGTCCGGACTCTCTAAGTTTCTTTAGAGCCTCTTCTTCTTTAATGATATACCACTCTTTTGTTCCTTTTGCAATAGAAACTGACGTAGGTCTTGAGAAAAAGTGGTAACAGTATCTAAATACATAAAGAAGCGCATCACAAAGGTGGTTTGGACACTTTGGGTCCTCACGAAGCCGTCCAGTACGAACCAGAATCGTCTTTTCTTTGGTTAGCTCCCATTGGAGAGTACATAGTTCGTCGTCTAGGTCAGACCCGATTGGAATTTTAATCTTTCCTGCTTGAAAGTCAGCATTTAGAAGCTCCTGATGGTCATATTTTAACTGTTTATCGGCAGGTATAATAGATAAACCATAACGAGAGTTGAGAGTTTCAACAATCATCTTACCAAGAGCACCCTTGTCACCAATCGTAACTGATGGTTCCCCAAATTGTGCAATTACGTCAAGAATCTTTTCTCCAAAGTCGTCTACATTTAAGTGTTTTGATTTAAATGTGTGGAATACTCGCATTTCATTTAGAGTCTCAGACCATGCAGCGTAAACAATGGCGCAGTCGTCCTCATATCCGAAGTCAAGGCCCATTACCTTAACCCACGGACCACCATCCTCCGGTAGTCCAGTAATGTTGGAAGTCGAGTATTCTGGATTCCATGAGCACTTACCTAGACGGTTTTCAATGTAACCATAGTAGACTAACTCTGATGGGTCAGTAACCCACTCACCTAAGAACTCTCGACGCCACGACGGAGATGTATCGCTTAATCCACGAGCCTTCTTAATACGCTGAGCACGCTTCCACTGTTCTGGAGCTGCAATATTGTCGCTAATATCCCAACGATGAAGACTCCAGAATGAGGAGTCATCAGGCTGACTAACTCCTGAATACACGGCACAAGTAGGAAGCTCATTTCCCTCTTCGTCTTTTATAGTGCTAACAATACTAGTAGCCTGATAGAACAATCCTTGAGGAATGAGTCCTGGAGTTCCACATAGACAAATAAATCCTCCACGAGTCATTAACCCTGGCATGAGAACATCGAAAACTAAATCGTATAGTAAATCCGGTGCAAAAGATGCAGCCTCGTCAATAAAAATTGCATCAGCTTCGGCAGGAGCACCACGAAATGACTCGATATCAGCACGAGTATCAGCTCCAGCAATTCTTCCACGACTTCCATTTTCGTGAGTCCAAACAAAATCTGTACTATTGAACTCTAGTCCTAGAGAGTATTTCTTATTCTGGTCACCAATACCCCCAGGAGCAGATAGCCAGAAGTTTTCTTTAGTACTCTTTAGACTTAATGAGATAATTAGAATACGACTTCCCGGGTACTTCTCACCAATCCAGAGAGCGTTACTCGTAATAGAGAAGGATTTACCTGAACGGCGAGGGCAGAGTGCAGATTTAAAGGTACTCGTATCGTCGATTAGCTTGCGCTGGACAGGATTGGCACCAAGGTAGATACGTTGTGCTCTTTCTTCCCACTTTTTCGCATCAGCGGCAATTACTTTATGCTGTGACGCAATCTTTTTGATTAGTGCCGAACCAGCCATTAGAGTTTCCTACGTGCAATCTCCGGAGCGAATTTCCATCCGGGTAGAAGTTTATAGATGTTGTGAGTTCTAAACGTATAGAAGCCAGGAGTTATTCCTAGAACTTTATCAAGAAGCGATGGGAGAACATCCCAGTGCCGATAGTTTTTCTTCACGTAGATATAGTGGATTACTCCAAATCCGTCATCCGTAACAGAGCAACAGATAAATCCTAGTAACTTGTCCTCGTCTTCCGCAACATAGATAGTAGCGCCACCAACAATCAATTGTTCGATTACTCCCATATAGAGAGAGTAATACTGGTTATTGGGAACTACTCCAGCCCATGGAGAAGTTCGAAACGACTTCAACCAACTATCTATTACGAAATTAAAGTCCTTTGCTTCCATTTCTCGAATTAACATCATTCACTCCTAATATACCATGCAGTATTAGTTACGTTAGTATTATGATAATTAAGTAAGTCTATAATAACACCACGTCTAACCATACTATCTAAATCAATTATATATTTCTTTACAGACTCCAATTCCTCATCTGGAGTCATTTCTGCGGCTGCGTCTTTAAGATGTTTATCCAAACGAATCTTAGCACTTAACGCTTTTTCATACGCTAACGTTAATTTACTAGTTTTAGTAACAAGACTTTCAGAAAGGTCTTGTTGTTTATATGCCATTCCAGAAACCATCTCATTTGTGAGTGTTTCACGTTGGAATCTAAGTATCTTTAATAGGTCTTCTAACTCATTCTGTAATGATACAGAAGAAGATAGTAACTTTGCTAGAGTCTCTTTCCGAATTTGTTCCGGTGTACGACCATCCATGTTTTTTCTATAGCTCCTCTACATGCTTTCTGTGTTGAACCATTTAAATCTTTATAAGTTGTTGGAGTGTACTCTCCATATGACCTATCGACTATATCATACCTATCTTCTAATCTAGGTTCAAGAAGATTATAAGAATTGTTGGACAACAGTGCAGAAGAGATAGCGTTATAAGTAGAACCATTGATTATATTGTTTACTATTTTAATATTAGTTCCACCAATTCCATCTCCAGCAATTAACATTAAAGTATCACCATTTTTAGCGTATAGTGTATTACTATCAAAACAAATATTATCTACTGGCAAATATGTACTATCCCATGTACCAACTATCGCTGCGTCATATAATACATTAACTTTATTTCTACGTAACGTAATATTCTTAGTATTAGTTAATCCAGAACCTTCTTCACAAACTACTACTAGCCCTAACGGCCAATCTATATCATTTCGTTCAACAAGAATATTGTCTCCACCTTGTACATAAATAGATAATCCAAATACTGTAGTTGGTCCAGTATATCTAAATACATTATTAGATATTACAGCATTCCTAACTCTGTCTGGATTAGCTGGAGAATTATAGTTTCCTGAAAACTCTATTCCGTTATTACCACGTGAACTTTGATAAAAATAATTTTTATCTACTAATACCTCTTCAATATTTCCAAGAATTGAAACAGTTCCTAGATATAAACCAGTATCAGTATATCCTTCAATATCTCTAAAGATATTTTCTACTATTTGTATATTCTTACAATTAGTCGCTCCATCGTGTGCGTAACTACTAACTGTAATACTAACTGCGTAGGAGCCGGCAACAGCAGCTTTTCTTTTTATTCCATAAAAGTCACAATTTCGTATCTGTACTCGTTGTGAACCTATTCCAGATACATTTCCTCTGTCTTGTATAACTATTCCTACTACACCAGACCAGGATGGAGAACCTGTTGCATTGGTAATCTTGAATCCTTGAATAAGGATATCAGTAGCCCCATCAACAATAATTGCAGCGCGATTTCCCGAGCCATCTATAGTCGCTCCAGAACCAATTAGGATTCGACTAGACTGGATTGTAACCTGTTCTACGTACGTACCAGCGTGGACAACAATCGTGTCTCCTGGGGCACTAGAATCAACTACAGACTGTATCGTAGTTCCAGGATAGACATTAAAAATCGCCAAATCCTAATCCTCTAGCAACGTTTAGTAGTTTTGTAGAACCTTCACACTGTGCACCTGTAGCATAAAACGCATAACAAACTGCTGGGCCTGCAACAAATGACGTTCCAGCCCCAAAACAAAACATTGGAGATGACCCACCAGTTAATGTACCAAATCCAGCGATAGACCCAGACCGTTGAGTCAATATTTTATTAGTATCAGCTATTAAAAATCTAGCTGTAGTATTTGTTCTATCTATTTGACCAATATATAGTATTGGTCTTTGAACATCTACTAAGTTTAAACTGTTATCAGTTAAAATTAAAGTAGATACCGAGTCTCTAATTGTAAACGTAGCGTATTTAACTGCATCACTAGCCCTGTAAATCATTGCTTCTGGAAACGTAGTATAACATGTTCTTCCAATTATTCCAGGTAAACCAGCAGAAGGGGTTGATGGAATAGTAGCAACGCATCCAAATATCACAGAATTAGATGCAAAATCGTTTACATTACTCCCATGGCCCGCGCCCGCTGTATCGTACTTAAATCCAATTTTGCCACCAATCGGCTGTTGATACTTAGGAGAACCAATTGCAGCTAAATTATTTCCACTTACAGAATCAACTGCTGCACCAGATGCTTCTCGACAATTGTATAAACTAGTAGGAGTTATTCCAGTAGCAGATAGAAAACCTGCTGACGTGGTGGGTGTAGAAAAGCGGTCACTCTTCCATAATAGTGTTTCTATTCTAGTTTGAGGTCCGAGTAACACGATACCTCCTTAGCACGGAAGGAAGGAGTGACGAATCTGGAGTTGACAAGCAGTACCAGCAGTTACAACCTTAAGACGAACGCGCTTCACTGCTAGATTCGAGAAAGAAATAATCTGTCCTGTCGCAGCTACGGGAGCAGTAATGGTAATCGGAAGTGGAACCCACTTTGTATCAGTAGCCTGCGCATCGAGTTCAACAGTATCAAAATTAGTACCCTCTAATGTATACGTGCCGTTTGCGGCAGCATCGGGGCTATGTAGGTGGATACTCGTAACCTCTTGGTCGCGAACTGCAATCTCAAAATAGATTGTTGTATATGTAGGAATTGCACCGTCTCCAGAACCAGTAATTCTATCAACATCCCAGTAAGTTCGTAACGTTTGTTTCTTCATTTGTAAATCCTTTGTGGATTGAGAGTATTAAAATTCCCACCAGCTTGCGGCCAGTGGGAAAGTCGCGCTCTTAATTTCTGGCTAATCAACCAGACCGCTATTACATACTACTAGATTGTAAAAATAAGTCAATTCTTTTTGTCGATGAATTTCGTTACGCGTGACGTTCAATCGCCACTGGGGCTATACCCTCGTACCTCGGGTTAATATAAATGAAACAGGAGAAGCTAAGATACGGTGAGGGCGTAGGTATATCCATCATTGGTATTAACTAATCACAGCTTCTCTTTATTAACCATGAACGAAGTGAAATGGTAGAGCCTCAACGGCGACTGAGTGTCACGGTTCGCTATTTGCTTTTCTTGACTGGTTATCCTCCAGTTAGAGGATAGACCTATTCATTGAGACGCTGTGCGCTGGGCAACTTCTCTGGCGAGAAGTATAGATAATAAGAAAGGTATTCGAGCCATTCCGTGTCTTCCATTATACAAAATTCTGTCAAGGAGTCAATAGCATATCTGCAAGTGCGTGGAATGATTCAGGAATCAGGGAGTAGCCTGGCACGAGGGTTGCAGGGGCGCCTCTAAGTGTCCATAACTATTGAGTTATTGACAGGTGGGTCCAAATAGACCCAGGTGCGACACGTGGGGTAGCGGTGGGGTAGCGAAGTGGGTAGAAGGTTAACGGTGGGGTAGTCACTTCGTTCCATAATAATGTAGGTGTATATCCTACATATGGATAAAATGTGAGAAATTGTGAGATTGATATGGCAAATTTCATGCCAACTCAAAAGGGAAACCTGGCATGCGTCTTGCATGGTCGTAGGACGTGGCACGCTTCTTGCAGAGGCACGATACTTGCATAGGTCGGGGAGCTGGTACGGGTCTTGCTATAGGCGCACCACGGGCACGGTAGTTGCAGGGGATGCAAGGGGTAGGCCAAGAGGTGGCATGAGGGTTGCAT